ATGTCGGGCGCGCCTGTGTCGTTCATTCGTGACGGCAGGACGTGGCATGTGGGTGCGGTGCCGGTGCGTTGGTTTGAGCGGGTGGCGTGGTGGGAGACAGCGCAGCGTGCGCCCAAGGATGGGATGCTGCGAATTGATGTCGCGGTCTGGCAAGTCCAGGCACGGATCGGCCACAACATGCGTAGCTCCCTGGTTACCTTCGAGCTGGTGCTCGGCCAAGACCGGGAGACGTGGGGCATCCGGTCCATGGAAGCTGTGGCGGCGTGAGCTTGTCAGTGTCTCGGGCTAAGGCATGTACGCCATGGGTATTGCCGAGCTTGCTAGCTCTCACCGGCTTCCCTCTGTTCATGGTTAGACTCGGGCCATGACTGCAATGGAGAATTACCTCGACCTCGTAACCGAATACCAAAAAGCAATGGCGCAGGTGAACGTACTCCGATCTTCTCCGCTCCTAAGAACTCCGAGCATGGTTGCCGCCGAAGCTAAAGCGGCACTCATGGAAGTCATCGGCAACAAGGCCGAATAGCTATCCCAAGTTGTAAATGCTCACCTGCAAACAAGTAAAGCCCCCACCCGTGAAGGTGGGGGCTTTCCTTGTGTGCTTATCCGACGGCGGCGCGTAGCTCGTCTACGTCACCACCGCCGGCTTGAAAAGTGGCCGACATCGAGGCAATTTGTCCGGGGATCGTGGCCAGTGCTGCGCGGCGTTCCTGTTCTGCCAATACGGCGTTCAGGTGGTCGGATAGTTCTGTCTCAGTGAGATCGTGAAGGTTCATTGTGTTTCCTTATAGGTTGGGGATGGAGCCGGATGCTGTTCCGGGGAGAGTTGTAGGCCAAGGGTCGTCTGTAAGCCACCGGGCCGTGATGTTGATGATGTCGCCTGCAACTACGCCACCTAAAGGTGACCCCGGAACTGTGATGACCGAGAGCGCATTGGATACCGCAGGGGCATTAGCTCGCACTAAGGCAGTAGAGCCGCGTATCTGTAGGGCTGTAGATTCGACAAGCGATTTGGGTCTGAATCCTGTAGGTATGGCGACTGCCGAGACTGTAGAAAAGGAGGCTGTAGCAAGGAGCTGGCCTGATACCTCAACCTCTTTTCCGGTCCTACTTATGAACATGAAGCGAACAGAGTCACTCACATCAAAGAATGCGTTATTGACGAGAGTTGGTGTTGCTCGCCTTATGCCAGTATCCCCATAGATCAATTGCTCGCGGTTGTTGAGTTCGTCCCATTGGTAGATTGCGCGGCCTGCTGTTTGATCTGTGCGCGTGCTGGTGAAGGCCTGCCACCCTGTCCAGCTGCTTGAGAACAACGTGCGCTCAAACATTATTTTGCCCGATGCGTTACCCCACACTGGTGTATAGCGTTGCAGTATCCCGTTTGCGGGGATAGTTCCCTGTTGGATTACCTCCAATACGCCCGTACCGTTTGAACCTGCGATGGGGTACTTGTTTGCCGTGGTGCAAAACGCTGACGTTCCCTGTCGGTAAAGACCAGGCGTCGTAATCGTGTCAAGACTAACGTCTCCCAACACGGTGCCTGTGGTGAATCCACCAGGGTCGCCTTTGCCGCCCTGGGCGATCCCGAGGTTGAGCTTCCTGTTGGGCGCCGTTCCGGTGATTGACGCCGTGGGTGTCGCCCCGGCTGCCAGTCCGGTGACGATTCCGATGTCGAATCCGTTGGCGTTGTCCGCCGCTGTCTGAGCACTGACAACTGCTTCACCCGCCTTGGTGGCGGCCGTGGACGCCGCGTCGGTGGCAATGCTGACCTTCGGGTCCACGCGGGCCACCACCTCGGCCGAGACGGCAGCAGCAGCTTGCCCAGGCAGTGCCGCCGCAACCTGAACGGCTGTGGCGGCCGCGTCCGCTGCCTGCTGACCACTGATAACCATTCCCTCGGCATACGCCCACCACGCTGCTTCCGGCTCAGCGGACGGCAACAGCGTGGTGGGGTCTACCTCGATCAGGTCCGTGTACGCGATCTCCTCAACATCAGGCACGGCGACGTAGCGCACCACGGCCGGGCCCGCGCCCGACTTCACCCGCTCCGTGACCCCCCAGCACCAGCTCGGCCCCGTAGGCGCCACGTTCACCTCTGCAACCCCGCCCCACAGGGCCACAGGGAAGCCGGACGCCACGATGACAGACCCGCCCTCAATTAACCGACGTGTCTGCTGCCACTCGAGGTGTCCCTCTTCCTTGACGCGACCCTCAGCCTTGGGGCGAAGAAAATCAATGACGATACGAGTCACGGGTGCCTCCTACTCTTTGCCGTCGTCGGGGTAGATAGCCTGGCGGTCACGAGCCACTGCCTCGTGGTACTGGTCGGTCAGCAGAGGGTCAGGCTCCGGCAGCGGCGCCACCGGTAAGGGTGCCGGCGCCTTACCGAGCCGCTGCAGGTAGCTGGCCAGAGCCACTAGGACGGACTTGATTACCAGCACCCCGACTCCGCCCCAGAACACGCCGCTGGTCACGTCCCCGGTATTCACCAGCAGGACCAAGCCTGCGCCGATGGCAATGAGTGCGTCAGTGCCGAAGCCCTGCCACAAGGTGCGGAACGCCCGCTGCAGTGCGTCGGCCTTGTCTACAGTCAGCACGCGCCGGCCGGTCACTTGTCCACCTCCGCAGGTGCAGTCTCAACCACGCTGCCAGCTTCGGCGGAGAGCTGGGCAGCCAGCGTCTCGGGCAGATCCTCGATCAGCTCCGTGGCGATGCCGAGATTCCCAGCAATGGCCACGAGGATCGTCAGCAGCTTGGCGTTGTTGTACGCGGCCCAGTTGATCTTCTTGGCGAGGGTTGTGGAGCCCGTGATGGCTGTTGTCTTAGCTGTTGGGTCGACTAGGTAGCAATCTCGCTGGAGAAATGCCAGCGCAATCAAGTCCAGGATTGCGGGTTCCTTGATTACTTCTCGGAGGGCGTTCTTCAAATCATTGGTGGAAGCCATGTCAAACCAATCTTTCTGCACCGGTGGCGCGGGGGTGGGTGTGGGTTTGGGTGGAGCGGGCGGCGGCGTCGTGTTGCGGAAGCCGGTGCAGTAGCGGCCCGGGTTGACCCGGCCGTAGTTGCTGTTGTTGAGGTTGAAGCCGGGCGGGATGGCTTCGAAGTGGAGGTGTGGGCCCGTGGTCCACTTGCCTGTGTTGCCTGTGTAGCCGATGACGTCGCCTTGCCGGACTCGGTCGCCGGGGTTCTTCTGCGTGCCACTGAGGTGGGAGAACACGAAAGATGGGGCGTCGTCCCCGTCGCAACCAAGGACGATACTGATGCCGCCTCCACTGGTAAGCCAGTACGGATTGCCCACGCCATTGTCCGTGGTGAACCACTGTGCGTACTCGATCACGCCATCGGCTGGTGCATAGACCGGCGTTCCCGGCGGTGTGCCGAAGTCCATGCCAGTGTGTCCGCCTGACGGGTTCACTCCACCAGGGGACGATCCGAATGCTTGATTGATGCTGATACCGGGGTCAACCGGCCAAATATATCTAGCCATGCGCCCTCCTTAGGGCAATAGAAAAGCCACCGCGAGTGCAGTGGCTTAGAGTCGGTCGTTCTGTTCTTGTTGCCTGCCGTGCTCCCGAATCAGGGAGGGGTCAAGGTGTTCCCGAAGTTGCTCAGGGATGGAGGGGATCGGCGGCAAGGATCCGTCACGGGCCCAGAGCAGGAACCGCTCAATGAAATTCATGCTGATCCGGAAGACGTGCGTTACCTTGTCCAAGTCATCCCGCAGTATGCGCAGCTTGTCGCCCTGCGCCTCGTGGCTTTCCTTGAGGGCACTCACCTCCTCTTGTAAGCGTTTGAACATCGCGGCGTTGATTGACTCGGCCCGCTCGTAAGCGGCGGCGTCAACTTCGACTTCCTTCACCTTCACCGAAGCGCGCCCGGCGTACCGGGATGCGCCGTAGGAGAAAACTGCGGTGACGACGATCCCAGCTATCGTCAGCCATCCTTGTAGGGTCATCGGGCCATCCGTTCGTCTCGATCGCTTGGACCCTGCATCCCTGAGACCACCATGACCGCACCGGCAATCGCCCAATAGAGGCAGGTGGTCACCCATCCCGTCTTGGAAGTTCCGAGCATCCAGCCAATGAGGTAGAGAAAGCCCCAGATGGTAGGGGCGAGAGTCAGTCCGATGAATGAGAACCGATCACGCGGCCGGGGCAATGTAGCTCCTACGAAACCGACGACGGCGACGACAGCCCAGATGAAGCCCAGATAGTGCACATGGGCGCCTGGCAACCAGGAGAGCGCGGACGATCTGCCGGGGCTGGGAGGGACCAGAAGATAGCTGACGCTCACCAGTGTGTAGACGGTGGCGAACAGGACTTGGAACGCTCCCCGCCGGCCATTGACGATAGACCAGCGCGACTTTGGTTGTTTGGTCATTGCAGCCCCTTTCCAGGAACGAAAAAACCACCAGGGGATCTGGTGGTTTGGGTTTAGAACTTGCCGGTTGTCCCAGCTCTTAGTCGAGCGGCCATGCGATGTACACGGCACGGGCTACGGACCCGGCCGCGTCCATGGACAGGTTGCCGTCCGTAAACGCGAACTGGCAGTTGGAACCTTGAATCCTGGTCCCGGGGCGAAGAGCTGCAGGGATGAGGGCGAACACTTGATCTACCGGCCACGAGCTGGCTCGTTGCACAGCGCCGGACGCGACAAACCACCCATCCTTGACCCGGTACCTCATCCCCGCCCAATTCGATCCGATGACAGGAGTGAACCCCTGAGCCATGCCCAAGTTTGTCCAGGGAATATCACTGACCGGCCACTTGGTGCCATCCCACGTTTCCAACGGCACGCCGGGCAGGTCAAGACGGGCCACCGAGAGGCCCGGGGCTGTGGCCGTGATGGTTGCCCGCTCCGCCAGCGACCGCACGGGGATGGGTGCGCCACGGGACGCTGTAATCGGGAAGACCTGCGTGACCGTGTTGGGTGCGGCCGTGGTGGTGGCGGTTCCGGAGAAGATCTGGGCCTCGGCTATGACGATGGCGCCAGCAGGGACGCTGCCTGTCGGGCGGGTCGGTGTTGCCCCCGCGACGCCTGAGGTTACACCGAGGACGGCGGCGTTGTCAGCGTCGCCCTTCTCCTGGTCGTTCTGCTTGAACCAGACCAGATCCCAGCGGGAGCCCGACGCCGGCGCGTTTGCGGTAGGTACAGCGGTGGTGCCCGTGGTCGTGGGTGTGTACACGCCCTCATCTACGGTGCGGGCTATCACTGCAGCTACGGCAGCCACGTTGTACGTCAGAGGTACTGTCGTTGCCGTTGGCGTCACGACATTGGTTGCTGCCGGTACCAGGAGCCCGGATCGTGGCACACCAGGCGCGTTTTCCGCGTACTGCCCAGCAATAGCTAGGCGGTGTTCTTTCGGGGTGGTTCCGACGGCTCCGATTTGCCGGACGCCCGGACCCTTGAACGCCGTCACTTGGCGACCTCCGGGGAATCCGTGGCCTTGCCGGTGGCATTGTCGGTGATGTGGTCGATGACAATCCTTGCCGCGGCGAGATTTGCGGGGTCAGTCACAGTGCCGTTGGCGCTGGATGATGCGCCGTCGCTGCTGAAGATGGTGAGCTGTATTCCTGCCATGCCGAGTCTCCTAAGGTAGTTTCGTGAGCCAGATGCGGGCTCGGTAGTAGGCCACGCCGCCAGAGGTTTGGATGATGTTGAATTTGAGGGTTGCCCCGGCTGCGAGCATGACACCGGCGCCGTGGTTGCCTGAGCCTTGGTCTTCGCCTACAGGGATGGGAGTGCGAGCGTAGGCGGTGCCTGCAGCGTCGCTGATGTCCATGAAAGAGCGTCCGGTTGCTGACTTGATCGTGGTCATCGACGCGTCGGTGAACAGGCCGCAGGAGAATGTGACCATGTAGATCCCTGCATCCGTGACGCTGATCTGGCCTGCCGCTGGTGTTCCCAAATTGCCCGTGGACAGTGCGGCTTGGTAGACGGGGACGCTGATGGCCTGGTCACCAATTGCAAAGTTGCCTTTGCTGCCGGTTGCAATGTAGTGGCTCGTCTTGGCGGTGGCCACGCCGTCGAGCTTTACCTTGTCCGCAGCAGCCATGAGACCGTCTGTGGTCGTCGTCGCAATTGCAGTAGAGGCCTTGCCGTTGAGCGCTGTCTGTGTGTCTGTGCTGACCGGTTTGGACAGATCAGATGTATTGTCCACGCTGGAGAGCCCGACGTCACCCTTGACCAAGGTGACTGCTCCGGTCTTTCCCGCCACCGAAGTGACGGCGCCACCAACGGGCAATCCGTCCACGGTGAAAGGCCCCGTGATGTTCACGCCCTCGCGGCCGTACAGGTGAAGGATTCCTTCCTCGAGGGTGCCGTGAATCCAAACTGCCGGACCGATTGGAATCCCATCGGGTCCGTCAGTGTGGTTGGTCAGCAGCATGCCGATGTCGTAGGGCGTTGTCGAGAAGTTGCCGGCCCCGCGGAGTCCGGCAATTCCGTCGCCGCCGCCGTGGTTGATCGACTCGTCCCAGGCAAAGGAGCCGATTCCGGCGCTCCATGAACCTGCGGTGAAGGTCCCTTTGGAAACGATGCTTGGCCCGACTTGGGGACCATAAGGCAACGGTTCCACGGCTGAGATAGCAGAGACGTCTTTGCCGCTGTCAGAGACCACCCGCGGATCAGTTGCCCCACGAGAATCGCCATCGGCGGTGAAGTAGAGGCCCGGAACAAGGTATGTGAAACCGATCCATACATTGTCTGCCAGCCGGTTCGCCAGCGACGCAGCAACCTTGATCAAGTTCCCTGTCGGCCCAGATCTACCTTCGCCATCAACGGTGACTTCGCCTTGGTCCTCGATAGTGACCCTGCCGCCGTTCTTGATGGTCAGGTCACCACCGTCGGTCAGCGACATAGACCGCTGAGGCGCGGCCCGTTCCAGCTGCCCAATCCGAGTTCCGAGTTTCTGAAGGAGCTTCAAGAATGCTGCCAGCGGGTCGGGCTCATGTCCTCCGCGCGGTATGCCGTCAAGGTCGTCCATCTAAGCTCTCCCTCCGATCGGCGCCAATGAGATCTTCACGGTCTCGGTGTGGTCCCCGTCGATCGCCATCATGCGGACCCGCACGTCGCCCGGGTCGAGAATGGGGTGACTGTCGGGGATGATCAGTTTGGCCCAGTCGCCGGGCAGGTACGTCCCGAGTAGTGGCTTCAAATTGGCGCGGACGGAGACTGACCACTGCTCCACTGGGTACTTGGCTGCAGCCATGCCCGCGTTCGCGTAGCCCTGCAAAAGGTTGAGGTCCTCTACGTCCTTCGATGCGACGTCCACCTCTGTCCAGGGATAGCCGGCGGTGTCGATCAATGTCGTGTCCTGCGCCCACTTGAGTTTCATATTCTGTTCTGATCCGGCGCCAGGTTGCCATGCCCGTGCCGCCATGTTGGAGGCGTCCTCGACAACTCCGAAACCAACGACTCCGGAGCGCTCCACGGAGCCGTCCCACACCCAGTCAGGCCCGGACTGGGTAAGGAGTGGCGATAGGTCCGTGCCGGTCTCCATGACCCACTCCACGTACCGCGCATCATCTGCGCGGAACCGGGGACGGAAGCGAATGTCGGGACCCCGCTGCACTGCAGTGAGGTTCTTCAACAGCTGCCCCAACCACGGCAATGTGTAACCGGACTCGTGCCGCTCGTTGATACCGGCCAGTATGTCCGGTAAGACAATCGGTAACCCCGGATTATTGGGATTCGTTTGTATGCTGATCCGGACCAGCTCCCGAGCGATTGACCCTAGCGTCTTACCCACGACGTCGAGAGTCACCTGAGTGGGTGAGGTCCCGGCCGCGAGCGCGACCCAGTTTAGGGCTTTGATGGTGTCGAGGATTGACCAGAGTCCGCCGGCGGTGACTTTGAGGGTTTCTTTGTCGGGTTCGTAGGCGCGTTTCCAGATGGGTCCGGCTTCGAGGATGGTGTCTCCGTAGCTGATGCCCATGAATTGGTGGAGTGGTGCGGTGGCGGCCCGGATGCCTAGGCGTGCGACTTCTTTGGAGCGGATGGGGATTGTGCAGTCAATGGCTCCGGCGTCGTTGAGGCGTTGGCCCCATGAGGTGGCGGAGGCCGGGATGTCGGCAGTGATGAGGCCTGTGACTGTGTTGCCGACGAATAGTCTGAATCCGTTGTCTACCACCATGCTGGGTTCACCTCCGTCTCTAGTAGGGCGTTGGTGGAGCTGGGTGCTTCGAATAGCCAAGTGCCGGTTTGGCCTTTGCTGAGGCGTACCCATTCGCGGCGGGTGAGCTGGGAGGAGCGGTCACCGTCGTCGTCTAGCAGGACGGTGCCGTCTGCTGCATCGAGGCGGATCACTTGCCCGGGGATAACTGCACCGGCGTAGATGAGCCGGCGGCCTGTGCCTAGCTCTGTGATTGTGAAGCCGTTCGGGCAGTTGCCGGTGACGGTGTGGACCGGGGCGGTGTCGGACGTTCCGGTATTGGTGAGCGCTACTGTGCCTGGTGTGCCGGTCTCGCCGTAATCCAGCACTCCGGAGCTGCCGACGGTGTAGAGGTCGTATCCGAGCCCGCCGCCGTCCACTGGTACACCGGTAGAGCCTGTCAGTGGTTCGCCGTACTTGCGTGGATCTGCTGCAAGCAGGTGAATTTGAAAGCCCACCGTGACGTCATTGACCCACGCCAACTTGACCCCGGACACTAGCCCTACAGCAGCGTGCTTAGTGGGCCGGCTGCTGTCAGTCACGGTGAGTACTTGAACCAGCCCTTCAGCGAGCATGGCCGCCAGGGCATCTTCTGCCATGGCGGCCACGCTCTCGTTAGGGCTCCGGGCTTCCCCCTCGATCGTGAGCAACCTTCCCTCGGCCCAGCCTCGTTCGTTGAACTCTCCGTGAGCCCAGAGCCTAGCTGTGCGGTTCCGGCGCTGATCCGGTGAACTGTCCCACCCCTCAAGGTTGTTGTCCAGCCAGAGGGTGTACCCGTCCGGGTGCAGGGCGCCTTCAGAGCTGATCGTCAGCCCATCAAGAACCAAGCTTCGAATTCCCGCCATTACTTTGCCTTCCAGATCAGTTGTTCGGCAGCGCTGCGTCCGACCATCTCTTCAGACATGCCAGGAGCCGCAGAGACTTGGATAGGCCGCTGGGTTTTGAGCAGGGTGAGCAGCTCATCCATCTTTTCGCTGTCACCTCCACCGAACCCGGACCCGCCGTAGTTGCCGCGACCGAACCCAGCCCCGGGCATTTCCGGCACACGGACTAGATCGCCCATGGCCCGATCCACTTCAGAACCCATCGAGGAGACACCCTCAATCAGGCCTTCGGGAAGGTGCCGGCCAAGGGCCTTGAAAACGCGGGATGGAGAGTTGATGCCAAGCGCAATCTTGAATGGCTTCACAATCCAGCCCGGCAACAAGTTCAGGAAGAATGAGCCGATCCCGGAAGCCATGGACCGGACGCCATCCATGAGTCCCTGCACCACGTTGGCCCCCGCCTGCACAAGCCATTGGCCTGCGCCGGCGAAGGCATCACCGATCCGGCCTGGGATGCCGCCAACGAATCCGAGCATGCCCGAGATGGTGCTTTGTATGACCCCGGCTGCGGAAGACACGATGTTCTTGACCTGGGCAAATACGCCGCCTGCGATTTGCTGGATTCCAGTCCAGACTTGCGACCAGTTTCCATGAATCAGCCCCATGACCACGTTGATAATTCCGCGAATCACCGTCATGGCGTTGGCTATGGTGTTCTGGATAAATGTGAACACCACCCGAATTACAGGTGTCAGCCCATTCACTGCCGCGACTAGCGTTGTCGCCAAGAACTGCACCAAGGGAACTAGGGCGTAAGTGATTACCGCCGCGATGATGGTTATCAGGAACCCGAGGACCTGAACCAACGGCGGGAGGACTGCGCCCACCAACTGCAGGATCACTGAGATCAGCGGCAGCAGAGCAACCACCACCGACAGGACCGCCTGAACTATGGTCATGAAAACTGGAACCAAGGAGGCGATCAGTTGGACCAGGATAGCGACGATGGGCGGTAGGACCTGGCCCAACATTTGGACCAGGGGAACGATGGCCACCGTGACGATTTGCAGGATCACCGGGACTAGCTGGGTAAAGAGATCCAGCAACGGTGGAATGACTGAAGCCACCAACTGCAGAATGATCGGCACCAGCGAGAATATCGCTGGCAGCAAGCTAGACGCAGCCCCCACCACGGAACCAATCACGGGTATCAGCGCCACGAGGATCTGCTGCAGCGAGCCACCCAGCACCATGGCTACCTGACCAAAGGCCGCTGCCAACTGGGGCAGCACCGGCATGATGGCCGAGAGAATCAGGTGAACCGGCGAAAGGCTCATGTACAGGCCACCCAGTGTTGGCAGCAGCGGAGACAGCGAGTCCCACAGGTGCCGGGCAAAGAGCCCAGCCTGCTCAAGCACCCCCGCGAACCCCGACGTTGTAACCTCGTCGCCGCCCGCCTTGAATGCGGAGAAGAAAGCCCGGACACCACCGCTCACTTCAGCAAAAGCCTGATGCACCTTGTAGCCAACAAGCACCAACCCCTCGAGCGGTGCCCCAGCTGCCGAAGCATCAACCTTTGGCAGTGTCAGGCCAGTGCGTAGCTGCCCCGTTACCGAGGACAGCTTGCCCAGCAACCCCGAAACGGTCCCGCCCACCTTGTCAGCGAAATTCTGAACATGGCCGGCGAGCGCCATCATTGGTTCTTGTGCTGTGGTGAAGAATCCGGTGATGCCTTGGATGATTGGAGTCAGGGCTGCCCGGGTGACGTTGGATGTTGCTGTCATTAGGGGTGCAAGGTTTTGGCCGAGCTGGACCTTCATGCCTTGGATATTCATGGCGAATTCGCGGGCGCTGGCCTTGCCGGCACCCATGATTTTCACTGAGGTGTCGTCAATGACGAGACCCATTGATTTCGCTTTGGCTTCCAGCTCGCCAATTGCCGACGATCCCTTGTTGAGGAAGGGGAGCATTGCGGCGCCCTGCTTGCCGAACAGCTCCATGGCGAGGGCTGTTTTTTCGGCGCCGTCGGGCATTGACTTGAATTTGTCGGACAGGCCCGGCAGGATCTCACCCAGCGGTTTGACGTTGCCCTCAGCGTCCTTGAAATCCATGCCTAGTTTCTCGACCATGGCCGAGGTGGATTTTCCGTCAGCTGCGGCGGCGCCAAGCTTTTTGGAGAAGATGCCCATGGTCGTACCGACAGCGTCAACGTCGATGCCTGAGAGCTGCATGGCGCCACGCATGGCCGATACTGACTCGACGGTGCCACCCATGACGCGCTTGAGCCCGTTGACGCCGCCTGCTAGGGCTTCGAAGGACTTCACTGATTCGTCAGCGAATTTCTTGATGCCGACACCTGCACCGATTGCCAGCAGTGGTGCCGCGAGCTTTCCGACAAGGGCGCCGGCGCCTTCAAAGATGGGGCCGAGGCCGCCAGCTTTTTTGCCTACTTCGCCAAGTACTTTGCCGATTCCCTTGTCACGGGCGAAGATGTCAAAAAATAGTGATGCGCCGGCCACGATTTACCCCTGTTTCTGGTCGTTTTCTTCTTGCCGCTTGGCCGCGGCGGCGAACTTCAGCCAGAAGTCGTACGTCATCTCCCAAACGTTGAGAGGGGTGATTCCCGGCCAGTAGTGGGAGATGGTGAGAATGTGGGCAAAGACGGAATGCTGGATGTCTTCGATGTGGTCAGTACGGTGGGCGGCAGACTTGGCGCGTCCTGAACGAAAGCCGTCAGATCTTTTGGGAGCTCGAACGCCTCGGGCTCCACATCCTGGATGAATTCCATTTGGGTCAGGTCGAAGCTGCCGGCTTCTTCGAAAGTGATCAGTTCGCCCGCGTGGCGCTTGGCCACCCAGATCAGCGCGATCATGACGCCCAAGGCGTCAGGGTCATCGATGATGTCCTCTTCGGACTTACCTTCGAAGCTCTCGGTCGCTTCCATGAGCGACTTCATGCCGTACCCCGTTTTGAGTTTCATTTCCCGGAGTAGAAACAACGTCGGCCGCTCGAGGGCGGCCGTCAGATCGTATTCAGTTCCTTCAATATTCAGTTTCACTAGGACCCCTGTAGCTTGTTGGCCGCCGACTGCATTGCAGCCTGGACGGCAGTTTCGAATACTTTTTTGTTCGCCTTGATTGGCGCGTAGAACCAGTCCTTGCCGTGCTGATTCGCCCAGCCCGGGCCACCAAAGACCGGATGCCGGAAGACCTGCAGCCGGTAGACGCGGTTCATGGCTTTCTTGTTTCCCGGAAGGGTGGAGTCAGTGGAGCTAATCCGGATTCCGGCGTCCTTCTTGCCAGCGCGGATGGACACCTTCACGCCCTTAGCAATGGATGCTCTCAGCGAGCCGTTGCCGGTCTTCCTGTTCGTGCTTACCTTGGCTTTGAACCGGAGGACCTTCTGCGTCTTGGTGCGCTGGTCAGCTTTGGCGGGCGCTGTGCCCGTCACTGCGTCCCTGGCCTTCTGTGCGGTGGAGTCCCCGGCGCCACGGAGTCCGGCCCGGATCTCCTTGTTGATCTCCGGACCGGCCTCCTTAGCCAGCCGAACCAATGTCCGGACGCTCTCGGGGGAAAGCTCCATCCTGGTGTCGAGTGGGCCACCGCCCTGAGCAGCACGTGCCATGGCTAGATCGCTGTGTCGGTGGTGACCATGGCGACGTACACCGGTGATGCCGTGACTTCGCCGTCCAAGACTGTGAAGTCGATCGACTGCGTGATCACAGCCCCACCGTTGGACTTGGGCAGCTCGCCCTCGAGCATGATCACCGGCAGGTAGATCTGCAGAGAGGGACGGGCAGTCGCACCAATGACCGTGGCCGTCTCAAAGGTCAGCAACAGCGCCAGCTGTTGCTGTGCCAGGTAGGCGTCCCGCAAGATCGTGTTCGTGTACTCAGCGGTAACTTTTCCTTTGCCCTCAGCCAAGCCAACGACCGGCTTACGGCCGCGCTTGCCCTTGGATCCAAAAGTGAACCCGCCATCATCGATCTTGTTATCCCAAGAGAAGCTGAACTCGGTGATGTTTGCCGCGATCGTGCCACCGGTGGCCAGAGCCGTTGCTGTCGGAGGCGTTACTGTCCCGCCAATGCAAATTGAGCCGTGCACAAACGTGAACAACTCAGGGCTTGCCGCGTAGGACGGGGGAGCGTAGGCAACGGAGGTCAGGACCTCGCGGGCGTCCCACGTGGTCTTGAGCTTCACGATCTCACCAGCAGAAGCGGAGAACTCGCCAGAGGCGCACACAGCCCCGTTGAACGTCATCGCGGTAACAGCGCCCCCGCCAACCGTGGGAATGCCTTTCTGAATCGTGTACGAGGGAACCGGGTCAGTCGTCGTCGGCGTGAACACCTGCTGGTAGGCGCCTGTCTGTGCCGGGACAGCTGTGCTCGTTCCCGTGCCAAAGAGTGCCTCCAAGAAGACGCCAAGGCCCTTGGTGCACATCTCAAGGTTGATGTCGCCACCAGACTGCTCTTTGGCAATGGATCGGCGGGCCGCACGGGCCAAGCGCTTGCCTGTCCTCATGCCGGCGCCCTGGACGAATGTGGGGTTCCACGCAAGGGACTCGTCCAGGAACTCAGGGAACTTCGCTACGGCCACCCCCGTGCCGTAGACGGTTTCTTTGGCCAGGCCAATACTGCAATCAAGCTGAGTAGTCATCAGCTCTCTCCTTCTGTCGGGACGCCGCCGGCGTCAAGGTCTTTGTCGAGGTCGCCAACGGGTGGCTGGCCACTCGACACTGGCTCCCAATTGCTGGTCTGCAGCAGGAGTTGCTCGCCCTGTTCCTTGTTCACTTTGACCTTGTCGCCTGCCTGGACAATCTGATTCAGGAGAGGGACATCAAGGTCCCCCAGCGGGGATATGTTGCGGATGTACATGAGAAATACTCCTAGGCTCGGACGCGGACGCGTGCGGTAAAGGTTGCGGTGACCTCAATGACGCGGCCGGCCGACGCTACATCGCCGGGCGTCGCCCCATCAGAGGTGTGAGAAGTAAGAAAGCACTCCCGAACAGTGCCGCCAATCGTGGTGTCGGTCATGCGGGCGTAACGCTCGATCATGCGGAGCAGCTCGTAGCACCGTTCGGCGGCCACCAATTCGGACTCTTCGCCGCCCCCACGGAAACAGGAGATCGTCACCTCTAGAGTGATGACCTCCTCGCGGGAGCGGTTAGAGGACATCGTCGCCGTCTCTTGGTCGGAGGAGATCCGCCCAAAGGCAATGATGTCCTCAGGCGTGAACGTGCCCGGCAGGCCGAAGCAGACCAACACGTCCTGAGTTGCCAACTGGTCCGCCATCATGGCCGTAGTGGCAGCTACGAGGGCCTTCTTGAATTCAAGGGCTGGTGTGGCTTGTGTAAGCTCCATCAGGCGAACCCGCCGATCTGCTCATGCGGGGCACACAGTTCAATCACACGCCGAGGAACAGCGAAGCCTGACGGCGTGAATTCTGCCGCTGCTGCTTCCTGTCCTCGGATGGCTCCGCCGCTGGACTGCTTGCCAATCTGCCACCAATGCCTCACCAGCTCCCGCGTGCCCAGGCGAATATTGGGAGGCACTGAGCCGCGGCCCACCGTGAAGCTGACAATCAACTCGCCAGACCCAAAGGTCGAACCTCCACCACGGACACCGGCGTAGAGAATCCCGTACTCCGTGAACCATTCAGAGCCTGCGAGCGCGGTTCCGTTCAGGGTCACGGCGGTGATTGCGGAGGGTTCTGCTGGGAGGATGATGGCCGATCGGTCACCGGCACACTTGAATTCCATGGTCGTGGTGAGAACTGGCCCGACGATGTCTTCTATGACCGGTGTCGCTGCTGCGACGTAGAGGCGTAGGTCATTGACTAGATCCGGCGCCATCCGGCCGCCCTCATTCAGGGCGTTTTTGGCGTCATCGATCGAGATCAGGAATCGGGGGTCTTCGGGCCAGACGTCGAGCTGGTCTGTGTAGGCCTCGGTCGCTTCACCGGTGGCCTGCCAGCGGAGGAAGTGCCTGCCGGACATCGTGGGAGCCAGCTCGAATTCCGGAGGTGCCCCGACAGGGGAGAGAAGCAGCTGAGTCCCGTCGGGCTGGGTCACCTCAAGGGAGACGGTTGACCCAGACGGGGCGTCCTGCCACGAGAGCTTGACCGCAGATCCGAAGTCAACCGTCGCCATTACTTCTTCGCTGTCTTGGGGGCAGCCTCGGTAGCTACAACAGCTGCATCAGCCGCAGCCTTTGCGTCCGCCTCCTGCTGGGCGGCCACTACAGCCGCTTCCTGGGCTTTCTGCGCCCGCAGAGACAAGTTGCCCTTAGCCGTCGCCGTTTCGACGTCGGAGCCGTCCAAATCGGCTGTTTCCTCGGTGGCTGGGTCAACCGCCAAGCCATGACTGATCAGCGTTGCCGCCTCCTCCGCGGGGACGTCGATCGTTCCGCCAGGTGCTGGCCAGTCCACGCCGTCACGTGTGCCTGAAATTTGAGATGTCATTCGTACTTCGGGAGCCATGTGCATAGTCCTTTCGGTGGTGCCCTATGCCGGGCCGGAGGTTTAGAGCCCGGCCCGGCACAGGAACTTGGTTGGTTAGGAAGCGCCGCCGACGTAGTGCTTCACAGCACCCGTCTGGTCAGCCAGGACACCGTCGCCGCGAACAATGGCGCGGAAGGTAACCACGTCTGAGCCGAATGCGAAGTCATCGGAACGTTCGAAGCGGACCCCGTTGATCATGCGGACGAAGTACGCCGAGAGGTCACCGAACGCAACGGACTTTGCCCCCAGGCCAGTGGCCGGAACGTACGGGTCCGTGTAGACGGGCTTGGAGAGGATCAAGTCAGGCTGGCCGGCAACGACAGCGGCTTCCCAGAGGTAGCGGCCCGAGGTGTCCTTGAGCTTGCGGATCTGCCCTGCGGTGGTGTCCTTGATCAACCAGCCCGCGCTCTTGCTGGACCGGTACGGGCCGGTGACCGAGTAGAAGAGGTCAATCAGCTCATCGAACGTCGGCACACCGACTGCGCCCGTGGCGCCAGTCTTTCCCAGCGTGGAGCTGGTAAAGATACCGGTCGGCTCGTTCGTGCCGGTACCAGTGATGAGCTTGGCACCCAGGGCGTTGCCCACGTTGCGTCCGCAAGCACGTGCCAGGTAACCCTCGAGGTCTACGCCCGTGTCATCGACCAGTTCCTTGGGAACCTGGACCAACTGCGCGAACTTGTAAGAGTTCAGCGTGCGCTGTGCGAACGTCGGGTCAGTGCCACCAATTGCGGCTCCTGCAGCCGTGGCCGCAGCCGCGCCATGGGACGTCGTGACCGGCAACACAATCGGCTCACCGGAACTTGTAGTCAGCACCGTGGCACCTGCGGACAGCATGGTTGCTGACTCGATCAAGTGCTCAATCAACTGCCCGTAGAAAGTCGTCGGTACTGTTGCGCCACCGGCAGCGGGAGTTGCACCGGAGAGGACACGGAGTTCATCCTTGGTCCCCTGCAGATCCATGGAGCGGATCTCGCCGCCGAGCAGCTGACGCAGCTGGCCCTCAACATCCGAGCCGTCTCGAACCTCGGGCTTGTCGCCCATCGACTTGCGAAGTGCGTCCTCCGCGGACTTGTTGTCGGTCTCAAACTGCACCATCTGGTCGTGGCGCTTACGCAGCCCGTCCATGTCGGCGCTCATCTTTTCAAACTGCACGCCCTCCTCGGCAGAGAGATCGCGCTTCTCCGCCTCGGCAGCGTCCAGCAGGGCGTGTGCCTGAGTTTCAATATTCTTACGCTTCTCCAGAAGCATTTGTGCCATTGCGAGAGTCATCGCAGTTTCCTTTCAGGATGGCTAAGGCCCCAGCTGATGCCAGGGCCTAAGGATGAAGAGGGGAATTGCGGGTGGTTTTCAACCTGCCCACGGACTTACTAGAGACGTGCGGCCAGTTGCAGCCGACGCCGTTGAATGGAGATCAGCGGGTGGGTTTCGCCCTGCCCACTGTTCTCCTCTACCCCGTCGCCGTGGGCGCGGGAATCTTCTTTCTCCAAAAGGGCCTTGAGGCCGTTCTCCAGCTCTGCAGCGGCGCGGACGTCCTCAACCCCCAGATGCAACTTCTCGGCCAGCGAGCGCAGCCCTGTGGTGGTGTCACGGTAGGCCGGGTTGACCACAGGAGCGACGTCCACCAGCTGAACCGCGAGCAACGTCCGGAGTGGGAAGCCTTCCGGCGTGAAAGACCAATCGTCGGCCACCGTCCGGAAGGCGAACGAGCTGTAACGCAGGTCCCCACGCTCAGCCAGTACCCGGACGTCACGGCCTGCTGTGGTGTCCGGCAGTGTCACGTCATACCGCAGGCCCGTGCCGTCCACCTCGAGGGTCAGCGTGGACCCCTCAGTGGTGCCGAGTAGTAGATCGTCGGAGTGATTGAACCGGGCCACAACCGGCAACTGATCACTGAGTGACTTCGTGAATGCCGCAGGGTCCACCTGCTCCACGAATCCGCCCAAATTCTGGGACATCCGATTGAACACAGCAGCGTAACCACTGAGAATGTCGGCACCAGTGTCTGACTTCCGATACTGGACGGGCTGGGCAATATGTCGAAGCTCTAGGTCACGCATCAGCTGCGCCTCCGTTCCTTGCTTGTGGCTGAGGTGCTGACGGACTTTTGCCGTACGTCTGCATCCATTCGGATTTTTCGCTAGCGGTCAGTGGTGCCTTGTCCTCAAGCGCGCGGCCTTCGTCTTGGGTTTCCATTGCAGTCCGCAGGGCGATCTCGTGCGATTCCATGCGGGTCTTTAGATCAGTCCGGACAATGGCGTCGGGATTGAACTTCACGTACTGGAAATTCGGCATGAGCCGAGACAGATGATGCTCGAGCCTGGTGAAAATCGGCTGTAGCGCCCTGGTCTGGAACTTGATCTGGTTCATTTCCAATGTCTGATACGTCATCGAACTACCGGCAGAGCCGCCAATCTCATCCGGATCAACATGGAAAATCGCTGCGATCTGGTTTGCCGTGGCCTTGATCGTCTCCAAGAACTGGGATTCATTGGGACTCACGGACAGAGCTTTCCATTCCCAGTCGCTGCCAGAGACAAAGATGTCATTCGCCTGAACAGCTGCCTTGAACTGGGCCTTGGCTTTCGCGGCGGTGGGGCCGTTGAGCTGGCCTTGACCGTACTTCAGATGGCCAGAGGGAGTTGACCCATTCCGGAACCAATCTCGGCCAAACTTTGTGGCCGAAGAACCAGTCTCGAGGATCTGTTGGAACTGCGCGATAGGTGACAGCCCCACGACACTCCCAGGCCCCGGGTACCACGGGATATGCACCACGGTGCTGATATCCAGAGGCTTTCCGTTGTGAGAGTACTTGGGGATGTAGTGGGACTCATCTACCTGGACGTTGTCCGGATTCATCCAGTAGATCTTTGTCGGAGTTCCCGCGCTATCGATCGCGGTAATGAGCCCGTAGGCATTGCCCCTCATCAAGAAACTCGTCGTGAACTGGTGAAGCCACTCAACTCTGGTGAAGATCGGATTGACGTGCGGTGAATACATCAACTCCGGCTGAACGGGAACCTTCTTCTTGGCCCCGCCGCCGGCCTCGTAGGCAGCCATTGGGATGATGGCCAGCGTGTCAGCAATCAAACTCGTGGCCGAAAACACGGGAGCAAGCCGCAGCGCCGCTTTTGCGGACCCACCGCCCAGCGGAGACCCCGAACCGAAGCTTCCAAACGTATCCGTCAAGGATGAGCGATGCTCAGTAGAGCGGAACAAACTCACGTCTTGCGCCCCCTATCAATCAGCCACGATGCCAAGAGGCACGCGCCGCCGGCCGTAATCACTGCACCAGGCATGGACCAGAGGGCCACCAGCGCGGCTAGGCCGATGATGACCAGGACAATTCCGAGCAAATCAAGCAAACTAGTCAGATTCATTCCGCCTCTTCTCAATCCGGCAGGGTTTCATCCGCGCCATAGTTCTCGCCGTGCTTCTCTCGGAACAACCAACGGGCAAAATTGACCGCATAGAAACCTGAGATGTCCGCGAGTGTCTTGTTTCGTGCCCAGATAAACGCCTTGCCACCGACGTAATGTTTGATTGCGTTGCCCATCGATGAGTTCAAAGCTGAGTCATTGAGCATGCGCAGCTTGCCTACCAGGGCGTCATCGTAGAACCCGCCGCAGGCATCAACCCGCTGCGGTCCACCAACCTTGATGACCGTGAATCCGGCGTCCTCAAGATCCTTTGTCAGCGACTTGGCTCCACCGCTTGCATCGACAGCCACGAGGTCCCCGCCGAACTGGCTTCGGAGCTTGACCAATGCAGGCACTACGCCAGCAGTGCCAAGCAGAGTGTCATACAGCTCGAGGTAGCAGGTTGCTTTGTTATCCATGGACTTGGCGGCCATGGCGATCGATGCATATTCCCTATCGGGGTCGGTGTCGATGGACCAGAAGGGTTTCCCGGTCCATGCGTCCTCATCTGAATCGATGTAGTTCTTTTCCCAGCCAGCAGCTGGGATTACCCGGGGAGGCGTTTTGGCCTTGGGCCACCAGCCCAGCCAAGCGCGTTCCCACTCGTCTTTGTCCTTAGAGTTGATCCGCAAGCTCATGAGACGATCCAGCTCGAGCGTGTGGCCCACACCCGGGTGCGTGGACAGCAGCGTCTCCGGGTCATTCGGGTCAGCATCTTCTGGCGCGGAGTATTCGATGTAGCAGGTGCGTGACTCCTGCTTGGATTCCACCAGAGCCCGGCCCAGCTCCACCTTGTCCAGCAAGTAGCTAGACGCGGAGTCACCGGCCGCGGACAAGATCCACAGCTGCGAGCCCACGATGGTCATCATCGTGGGTGCCAGACCGCCCTCTAGGGTGTTGTCCCTGTGGGCGTACGCCTCATCAATGTGCCCCTCGTCGTTGGCGTCACCGTGGCCAGATTCACGCTTCACAGCGTCAATGGCCAGCTCCGCGCCGTTGATGAAACGGACAGCTTCCTCACCGCCCCGCCAGCGAGGCTTATCCAAGAACATCTTGAACGGCGAGCGCGTGAGTGGGAGGTAGTAGTCGTCTTTGAGGCGCTTCAACGCCTTGAGGCGGTTCTGGGCGGTGTAGATCATCCTGGCATCTTGCGTTGTCAGGGCCCGGTGGCTGAGCTTTCCACGGCTCATGGCGGTCTTTCCGGCACGACGGAGTACGACCACAATCACTGTGTCGTAGTAGTAGCCGCCGGTATTGGGGTCGATCTCGCATGCGACGGCCAAGGCGTCATGCTGCCAGGGCATCGGAGGGATGCCCATGGCCGTCATGATCCGGCCGACTTGGCCGCCCTTGGTCTTGCGTGCCGGATTGCGTGGCGTCGCGTATCGGGGTGGAGGGTTGCGGGGGAGTAGTAGCTGGTTAGTCACTGTCCTCACCCAGTAGGCCAGCTAGGAACTGCTCTGGCGTTGTGGCTGCACCATTGCCGCCGTCGGTGACTTTCCGCAGCCGGTCGAAGACATTGAACAGGCGTGACTCCATTCCGGAGATCAAGTCGGGGCGGTCTATCCTGGGGATCTGGTCCAGCACCCGGGCGTTGTACCTGCCCAGAACAATGAGTGTCTTCTTGAACGGCGGCTCACCTACGAGCTTGCCCAGTTCCTCATTGAGGACCGTCTCAATCTGCCCGGGCTCGGCAAGCCAATCCAAAGAAACGGACGCCGGCTCGACGTGAGGCGGGAACTCGTCAGAGGCCGGCAGTTCAATTTCGCCGCCCGAGTCCTTGAGCTTCCGGCGAGCGCGGTACGCTGCCATGTCCTCGCGTTTTGCCTTCCTGCACCCGCCGCACCGGCAGCCTTTGCGGTATCCGGCTAGTCCTTCACCTGCAGGGCCGTGGCGATATGGAATGGAAATAGGGTCAGGCATTGGGCCCCTTCCTGAAATCGGGCCGCTCGCTCACAAGATTGGCCTACACCTGTAGGGCGCTACCCGGGGTTTTTCGAGGGAGAGAAATTACGGAACATGGGGGGCGGTCGTCCACTAGATGCCACCAAAAAAGACGATGATCTCGCGGAGTCGCGCGGAATTTTCAGCCGCGGAGTCGTGATCGTGGACGGGCGGCGGGCCGAGGCGAAATCTTTTTTCGGCGGGCCGCTTCCTTCTTTGAGTTACATCCGAGATGCATCGGTTGAAGGTTCCACTCGGCTGTTGGATGTCCGCCGTCTGTCAGTGCAATGATGTGATCCAGTGACGGGCCGAGCGGGTGACGCGGACGCAGACCGAACACGATCTCACACAAGCACCAAGCACAGATCGAACCAGGCACACAGTACTTGGCAACGAGGCGACGCCATGGTCTGCCTGATCTCCCACGCTTCGGGTCCCACTCATTCAGCGTGGACACATGGAACCTCCGGGCATGACAAAGGCCCCGACGGTAAACCATCGGAGCCTTGAATTCGTAGGTGGGTAGCAAGTACCACCACACCATGAATTTATCAGGCCTAAGTCAAGTAGGCAACTGACCCCACCACCCCGGCGTGGTGGGGTACCCCCACCCCTATGCGATCAGGCCTTACTCATTGCCGCACTTCATTGACTTCACCTGAGACACGAACCCCACGACAGCGTTCACCGTTGACCTTGGATCAATGCCGAGCTGGTCACACTGGTTGAGGAACTGCTGCATCTCGGCCAACGTCATACCTGTCTTCTTGTCCGCGGCCTGCACTTCGATCTTCATGTTCATAGTCCGTTCGCGTATCGCTTCATCAGTGTGTTGGTGGTTCTTGCCGGCCGTGGCAACTGAGCCTGTTGGATCTGCAACCAGATGTCCACCGGTACAGCATGTGACTGATGGACATCGCAGACCACAGACCGGGCTCCTGTTGGTGACTGCACTGCCACGATCATCCCCTCACACCGGACAGTCGTCAGCTTGACCTTGCCCTGAACTTTGGCTGACGTTGTCTCCCTGCGCCAGCACCGCTTGTTCATTGGGACCTCGACCTGCACCATATCGGACCACCCCGCCCGCGAGATCCTCGTACCGATTGGCCAAGCTTCCTCAAGCACCGCACGGGCATGACCAGGGCGCGGATGGGAAGCAACATAGTCAGCGTGCCACTTGGCCAGATTGTCAGCCAAGACATCCGTGGTCGGACTGGCCGGCTGCTTCCACATTGGGTTGTCTTGCACGAGCTGCAGCACCACTGACCCCACGTGGTCACGTATGTCCCGAAGTAGATCCGATATCGCGCCATCGAACGGCAGAGGCGGATGTATCGAACCGCCGCCTATCCTGTCGCTACTGCCGAACTGCTGAGAAGGATGGAGCATATCCTGCAACGGCCCGAATGCCGCAGCCATCTCTGCCCACGTGGACCGCAATGAGTCAGTGCACGCCGCACACAGATTCGAATCTCGGACGGCAAGCTGCTGGACATTGTCCTCTTCATGCCAGCTGGCCACACACCACTGCGGGTACCTGGTGAACTTCTTCGCCACCGAGTACGGAATCATCTCTTCGTACCCCTCCACGAAGTACTGCCTTTCCAATGCCAAGCTGTCTGCCTTAGCGCTGCCGCTCATCCCTTGCTCCCCCTCAGTTCCTCAAGAATGCGGCCGTCCAAATCGGCTGGCCGCCACATATCCACATCTGCACCCGCTACACGCAACGACGCCTCAACATGACCACCGACCACGCGGGCCGCCACCTCATCAGGCTCGACCGGCACACGGCACTCGAGATAGGAAGACAGCGGCAACTCGATCACCCGAAACGTGAACTCGCCAGCGATCCTGTACTGAAGCGACGTCGCCCGCTCACACACCGAATCCATGGCCAGCTCTTGAAGCTGAAGGATCTTGGCCTTGCTGCTCTTGATCGGGACATGCTCCACCAGGTCAATCATTGGGATTCCCCTTTCGGTTACGTTGACGGGCACGACGGCGGTTCTTCTTCCTTTGAGTGGATGGTTGAGGATGCGCTGGAGAGTTGGGTGACGATAGTTGTTTAGCGTCAGGGGCATGATGGGCGGGGAGCATGGCTCCCAGCCCTACCTGACCCGACCCGTCCCGACCCGACCCGGCATATCCAGATCTGCCAGACCTCTCTGCATTGATCGATCTGTGATCCGAATCTGATTTTTGCTCTGATCGCGAGGCCGGCCACTGCTCCGTAACCCCTGCGTTCTCAACCGTGCTGCTCGGGGTGCTGGCGCCTGAGTCGCTGGATAGGCCGGTTGTTACTTCCGTTGCCTTGTCCTGCGCCGGAGCCGCCACAATGGGCTGCTCGACGGCGTGCGATTCCTCAGACACCTGCGGGCCGGTGACAGGCACAGGAGACACAGGGGTCATGGGTATTCGGTTGGTGTTGGGTTTAGTCGGTATTCCGCACTTCTCGGTGAGCCAACGCGCAGTGAGATCACCGATAAGAGGCTCAACAGGAGCAGGCAAAGGCGTCCAAACGCTGTCAGGATCTGCACCCCGACGGCCATTACATTCCTTGCAGCAGACGACCATTGTGTCAATCTGACCCTCTTCGCCTGGAACGAGGTGGTCAATGCTCGCTTTCCGGACTGACTTTCGGTCCTGGCCCCACGTAACAGATCGCCCGCAGTATCTGCAGGCATCTCCATCGCGTAAACGGACGGGCCCGGTCTTGGCGAGGTTGCGATTGTCCGCCTGCTGCTGCTTGGTCCAGTCCTTCTCCGCCTTCAGGATCATATGGAAGAGATCCTGTTCCTCCACGAGCTTGAGCGCCTTTCGCTGCTCACCCTCCACGGTGATCATGACCTCGGTGAAGTAGCCACAGAATATGGCTGCAGCTCGAAGCGCCTCGAACCGGTCAAAGCTTCCAGCCATGGCCCGAGCGGTTCCGATCGTCACAATGTAATCCTGGTCGAATGCCGCGGATTGTGTAGCGCAACGGTTCACCCAGCCATAGACCTCATTGAGTATTCGATCGTCCGCTTCTTCCATCTCCAAGGCCCGCAGCGTGATCGGATGATTCGCGGAGACGTCAGACTGTTTGAGCCAAGACACCAGTCAAGCCCTGCTTTCATTATTGAGACCTAAATTTCGTCGTGCGTTCCCTGCCCCGCCAGCTCGAGTCCGACGGCGGACCATGCCCTTGCCGCTGCTTGGCCGCGAGCGCCCGGGCCCTTGGCTCAGTCGGTAGTGGGAGTTTCACGATGCCGGCATCCACGAGTGGTTCTATGAATTCGTGAAAAGCGGCAGCGCGAAAGATGTTGAGAAGCGCCTGAACTTGCCACTCATCTAGGAGAAGCGGCCCAGGCAGCGGACGGTCAGAACCTTTGCCGTTCCGGTATTCGCGGAAGAGTTCATTTGTCACGACTAAGCCGCCGTCCCTGTCAGGATCACGCGAGATACAACGGTGCCGTCAGCGAAGCTCTTGTCCAGCTTTGCTTGGGCAGCCTCTTGGGACATGCCCCAATCGGTGCGTTCGGGGTAGGCCTCTGAGATGTGGCTCCAGCGCACACCCCAATCGACATTAGCTGTCGCGGCGATCGCCGCCATGACAGCGCGGGCCGTGGACATCTGCACGTCGCGAAGGAATTCGCGCTGGTCTGGATGGAAGGTGTGATAGCCCATGATCGGGTGATCAGCCTTCGGGTTCACCCGCTTGCAGTTCTCGTATGCCAGCGCCTCCGCTATGACCTCCAGCAAGGGCGAGTCCACAGACTGTTGCCCGTGGCAGACGCACTGGCACTCCGTGACGTGATCATGAGGCTCGTCCCAAGCATCGCCAGGGCACTCCTGGTGGTTCTGATCCCGGCAATTCGGGCTAACTATGCTGCTCATTGCTTGCCGCCCTGCAGGTCAAGGTCCGGCAGGATGCTTTCGGGCTTGATGACGATACGTGTGTGGTAGACGCTCACGTCGATGCCTTCGAGCTGCTCTGACACATAGAACGTGTTGTCGCTGAGACCGATGTAGTGCTTTCGATAGTCGTTTTCGCCGTGCTTGCAAGTGACCACCAACCGCCTGCCCTCATCAGAGATTGAACAGCGGCCCTCTACCTGGAAGGCGGGCTTGTCGGTGATTCCGTTAATGCCGACGATCTTGCGCTGAACCTCGAAATTGTCAGCTGCGGTGGACAGATTCTCGGATGCTTTGTCAGCGTCAGACGCGCAACCTGCAGCCGACAGCAACAGTGCCGCGGTGAGTGCCGCAACTATCGCGGCGGGCTTCGTGTACTTCTTGAAATGCTTCATGATTTGGTCCTGTTCGGATGGAAGGTGTCTAGGTGTTCTTGTGGGCAGTAGTCGCATACCCGGTCCGGCTCGTGACCGCAGGAGGTTATTCGTCGCCCGAAACGTCGATTAGTTCGTTGACGTCTGGATCAATGACGACGGGGCCGTCGCTCCTGTAGTGGTAGCGGTCGGGCACTGGCTTAGGCGGGAACAGCCAGCGCAGGAAGCGCCTCATTTCTCCACCTCGGACGGGACGTGGATGATGTCCCATACGCCATCGCCCCAGTAATCAACATCGAACTGCTGAGTACTCGGGCCGAACTGATGGGCTAGGTCACTGAGACCGTCCGCACCGCTTTCAGTTGCGTTGGCCGCACACTGCTCGGTGTCTGTCATCCATTCGCCGTCAATTAGTGAATGATCGACGTCGTGAGCAAAGTACTCGGACGCGGCCGTTTCCTGTTCCGTCGGTTCGTGGGAGCAGTCCTTGCATCTCATCCACAGAGAACAGTTGATGCTGGGGCACGTGACCGCGAACTCGAAATCATCTGACTCTGGATCTGGCTGGGTGATAACAACCTGGTGAGTGCTGCTCATGATCCGTCCTTCACTGCCGCGAGCTTCATGGGAAGCCGGTCGCCCCACTCGGCGCGGTTTTTGGTAAAGATGTCATTTGCGCCTGCCCTGGCGTGGAGGAACCCCACGAAGTAGGGGCCGCAGTGGACAATCAGTGAGCCGAAGTTGTCCGCTAGCTCGATGCGAAGTTCTTCCCCGTAGGCCATGGACGCACTGCGGAAGGCCAGCATGTTCTTCGGGTTGAACAACGTGACGGGAATCGACGGCGCACTGCGGCGCCTTAGCGCTGCTGCTATCGGATGCCAAAGACCAGGTACATCCCTATTGCCGTGATCCGCCAGCGTCAGCTTGAGCGAACGGCCACCGAACAAGGATCCAAGCTCCCTGATCTCCAACTGATGGACACGCTCCGGCTTGTCATCCGGAGCTGCAGGCGGCACCACGGACGTCCTGACCGTCACCTCGAGCTGCTTGAACGGGTCATTGAACATGGAACGGATCGTGCCAATATCCTGCTTACTCAAAGCAATACGGCCCATCGTGCCGTCCAGCTCCACCAAAGGAATCCGGGCAACGGCCGTAGTCGAGCCGCCGGATGCCGTGGCAAGCAGCTCGAGCGATTCATTCATCTGCAGATCCACCGTCGCCAAATAGCCGGCGTCCTTGCCCTGAAACGTATGGGCGGCACAGGCTGCGAGCGCGTTGGTGAAGTTGTCTGCTGGGACTGTGATTTGCATGGTGTTCCTTTCCTAGCTGCAGCGGCATTCGCCGTTGTGTGGGTCCATGGGGATATTGCAGGAGGGGCACTCCGGCGGCTTGGTCGGCTTGGTCCGTAACAGCATGCTGATGTCAGGGTTTTCCGTGCTCATACGGCCCACAGCCCTGAGACGCCGCGGAGGTGTAGCTGCCCTGCGGGGTGCTTTCGTGACCTGTCCGCGTGGACTTGTATTTGGCCTGAGAGGACCGCAGCGAGGCGGCTGCTGTAAGTCAGTGGTTCCTTGTCCATTCGGACCATCGTTGGCGTGTACCAGAGCTGCAGGAGCCACTTGCCATCAGGTTGAAGCCGCACCGCCGCCCTTGGATACGCACGATCCTTGGCGATCCACGTCTTGGTCTTGATTGGGAACGCCGCGGAAGCATGCCGCAACGGTGCCGGGTTTAGTGCCAGTAATTCCTTGTGCTTCGCGCCCGGGCTCACTGCTCGGCTCCGTCGTCTTTGATGACCGTGACGTCTTCTTCGACGCGGCGGTTTGTGCCCTCGGTCAGGTTGCGGCTGGAGTAACTGCCACCCTTGGTCTTGAACAGTTCCAAGACGTCCTGCTCGGCCTGGTCGAACCGGTATCCAAAGTGAGTCTGGACTTGCTCCAACCAAGACCGACGATTCGACCAGTCGTAGACGGTGCGATCGAAGCTCTTCGCGAAACGCAATTGCCGGTCTGTGTCCTTCCGTTGACCGTACGTCGCGGCCCGGGCCAACTGCCTCCATGACATCTTCTGCAGCACGGCCTTGACTCGATCACGCCAGGCATTCTCCTCGACGTACCCGTCAGCGTCAGCGGGCTTGTGAATTCCGCTGATATCACCCAAGGTCTCATCATCCATCTTGGTAATGTCGCCCCACAGCAGATCGAACAGCAGTTCCTTGTCAGCGTCTTCGCCGGCGCCGTCCTTGGAGCGGATCTGGTTGGCGATGAATTGGCGGCGCACCGGGTAGCTGATGGACAGCTCAGCGTTCAGCGCACGGAGACGCTGCTTCTCTGCCTTCTCTGCCTCGGAAATGTCTGGCCGAGCTACAGCCAGAGGTGAGAACCAGTACGTCCGCGAACCGTCATAACTGGTCGTCCAGTAATGACCGGCCGCCACATGCTCTTCGTCAGACAGTTCCTCACCCTCGACGTCACGGACCCGGTCCCACTTGTTGGAGCCGTGGACGTCGTCAGGCGCTGTCGGCGCACCGATGGCTTCCATGCGAGCCTGCAGCACGGCCTTGGCTTGCTCCTGTTCGGCTCGGGCAATCGTCCGCTCCAAATCCAAAGTGAAACGCTTATCCCCGTTTTCGATGGACTCCACCACGCGGTCATACAAGCCACCCTGGCCGGAATCCTCCAACTCTTGGAGCTTCTTCACGCCTTCCAGATCCAAGCGGCCAAACCCATACGCCTGCTGCACAGCCTCCGGTGAGCGCTTCACCCGGGCCTTGGCGATGATCTCCGACTTTGGCTTCTTGAACTTCTTCCCGATGGTGGACTCATTCAGGCCCAGATCCAGCAGGCGTTGGAAGCCTTGGGCTTCCTCCAAGACGGAGAGGGCGAGGTGATTGCGGCCGGTGGTGAGCATGGCCTCGACATCGTCCATCTCCCCACGGACCGGGGCATCCTCAACAATGCAGGGCAGGAAGGACTTGCCAGCATTGATCGATGCCTGACGGCGGCGATGTCCATCCTTGACCAAGAAGTCGCCTTCCAACTCTGGATGTGGGTACACGACCACGGGCGAGACAACACCCATGGTGCGGATCTCTTCCGTTAGTCGCTCCAAGTCGCCGAGATCCAAACGAATGTTGGCCTTGTTCGCCCGGACCTTCTCTATCGCTATCTCTTCAAACCGTGTAGCCATTACTTCTCCACCTTTTCTAAGTCGATTGCTATCTGGAGTCCCGCTGCAACCTGCAGCAGGTTCTGTTCAAAACTTGAGTACTTCACTGCCTGCACGGCGTCGCCAGCATCCCGGGCCGAGGCTGTCAGCGTGGCCATCTCTTCGGCGAGCATCATCACCCTGATAAATGACTGGGATTGCAGCTCACTCGCGCTTTCCTGGGTAACGGGCCCGGACTGTGGATCACCTTTGGGCGGCGCCGACGGAATGGGCACAGTCCTTTGGGGCTGCAGATTCGAGGGCAGTCCTGAAATCGTCACTACTTCTCTACCTCTCGGATGAACCCGACGAGGCCGCCCACCATCAAGGCGAGGCCGGCCGCGTCAAGGGAATTGAAAACTGTGATCATGGGGCCACCAGCAAGGGAGACCAGGGCGCCGGCTACTAGCAGCGGCAGCCAGAGGAAAGCCCGGCGGCGTTGAGCCGCTACCCGCTCCGACGGGCGAACCCCGGCGCTCACGGAAACAGAGCCCCGGGCGTGGGCCGCGGCCGAACCGGATCTATCAGCTCGTAGTCATAGCGGTACTCACCGTTGACCAGGATCTGACCCGCCGCGGTATCGATCTCGATCTTTTGACCGGAGCAGAACTGCTTCATGTACAAGGCCAGAGTGTTCTTCAGCTCCGACTCGTTGCGGTAGTCCAGCTGGCAGTACGGCGTGAACGCCTTCGCGGACTTCGGCGCGTGAACCACGGCCTGCTTCTTCGTCCTGTAGCTGCTCACTGCTCCGCCTCCTGTGCCAGGAAAGACTCTTCATACCGGCACTCAGCCTTATCGATCTGATCCGCCAAGTGAGCGACGGCCGAATCGAGTTTGCCTTTCAACACCAGAGCCGAGTCCCAATGCGGTCCCGCGTTGCCCTGGCGATCAGCAGCATGCAAGCTCGAGCTGATCCTGCCCAGATCCTCCAACAGCAAGGCCACCCGGGCTTTGAGCGCGGAGCGGTGCTTTGACACCCTGCGGCGAGTCATCTCCAGATGAGCCAGAGACGTGTTCGCCTCGTTGTAATCCGTCGCGTCAAAGAACATGCCGGCAGGTATCTCCACCTCGACATCGACGCTAGGTATGCCAGCGGGCGCGCTGGGCCTAGGGGAACCATTCATGAGACCATTCCTTTGGATTGAGTTTTAGAGCGAAATCTGACAGCCCTCTCCTATTCCCGTAGGAGGGGGCACTTTCGTTTTGCCGGTACTTAGGACACGCGCTGTTCTGCCAACCAGGCAGCTACATCGTCGGGGTCATAGCGCACAAGGCCGCCGAACCGAGAGAACCGCGGCCCTTTTCCGGCACTTCTCCAGTTGGCCAAAGTGCCGACTGGTATCTGCAGCGCCTCGGCAACGTCCGCCGGTGTTAAGAACCGGGGGAGCGCCATCACGCTCATGACGCCACCTTGTGTTCTGCATTCTGAATGCTGTGTGCTGCGTTTGTAACTTTGGGCACGACTTCATGCTCCTCGAGGTCGAAGTAGTCCTCCCACTCGACATCGAGACGCGCCGCAATTAGTAGCGCCAAGTCTTCACTGAGCGTCTTCATTCCGCCCGTCTCGAGAAGGTGAATGGTGTTCTGCGAGCGCTTGACCAGAAATGCGAGGTCGCGCTGAGAGTACTTGCGATTCATTCGTTTTCGCCGCAGCTTGGCGGGGTCTTTGACCTTCATCCAGGTCTCCTTACGAACAATGGACAATGTGCGGCGGTTATGTCGCATGATCAGTATTCCCTTCTCGAATCGCTTTGACAAGTACAGCATGCTTTATTCCTAATCTACTTGTCAAGCCGACCAGCGATAATTCCCCCGTATGTTCTGCAAAGATGGAGACCTTACTTGTCATGAAAAATGTTTCGGCACTTACTCAAGTGTTGACGCAAAGGGAAGAGTCATCGTCGTGAACAAACCTCAAAGCCTTCGAGAGCTGGTTGACCTGGCCATCGCCAAGCACCAGACCTCAGTGCGCCAACTGGGCTTCAAAGCGCAGGAGCATGGCTTCAAGATGCATGGCACCACGCTCAATCATCTTCGAAACGGGACCTACAAATCCGTTCCGTCAGGTGACACCATCCGCGCCATTGCATGGTTAGCCGGCGTTAGTGATGAGGTGGCGTTCATGGCCGCGGGACAACCTGTCCCCGGTCCGCCCTTTGCAGAGGAACTTCCACCAGGTGTCGACAACCTTCCAGCGAAAGCACGGAAGGCAGCGATCGACATGCTGCGGGTACTCGTGGACATGAACAAGGAGGTGGTGGGCAATGGAGGAGACCATCCCACCCATATGAACCAGGCAGGGGAAAGCCCTGCCAGCCCCAAGGCGAAGAAGGTCCCGTATGTGGACCCCCACGCACACCCAGATGCTGACTCGGCCGGCAACGTGCCGCTGCCGTCCAATTGGTACGAATTGGCGGCCGACTCCTCTAGGAACTACGGCGCCGAAGAAGTGGCCCGGGCATCCGCCCGCGGTGAAGAAACGCAAGACAACGAAGAAGGGGACCTTCGCTAAATGGCTGACTTTGGATTCAAAATTTCGACCTTCGCACTCTCGTCACTGAGGGCTCCGATTCAGCATTTTCCTCTCGACTACCCAGTCTTGGGCGTCGGAGGTGCCAAGGGACTTTTCCTCGATGTTATTGAGAAGGTTTTTGCAGGTGGTGGCAAGAAGGGAAGAAAAGGGGACTACCTAGAATTGGTCTCCATAGGCTCTCTCGAGCACGGCATCCTGCTAACCGTGAAGGGTGGTGGCACTGGCGACGAGTACGAAATTATCGACACTGCCACGGGTGACCAAGGCGGCAAGGTCAACTTGGACGACGCTCTCACCTGGACAAGCAGAATTCTAATGATCTTCCCTCCTGACCACTACGACGGAATGCTAATCGCGGAGACCCACGGAAACAAGCACCACGCTACAAGTCTCTTCAACGCGATAGACCCGCCAATTCGAACGGAGAACTCGTGCCGCCTGACAGTCACACATGATGTGGCTGATGCGGTTGGCTGGCAACGTGTCCTGACTCCGGAAACGGCACATGTTCAAACGATCGAGTTCAAACGAACGCCTAACGCAAACGACGGGACTCAATTTCCGGAAGATGCTGACGTCAAAAAAGTAAAGATCGAATACACCGTAGCCAAAGACAGCACTTTGGAACGCAAGATAATCAAGGTGCTGACCAGCGAGGCGCCAGACAAGCACGGCCTCCTCCAGCAACTTGTCGGTGGCCGACGATACGCTGACACTAGTTTTGATGATGAGATAGCCACAGTCGTCTCGAATGGGCGTCCGCGAAAGTACCGCATATCAAACCGTCAGACCTGGTTTAACTACCATATTGACAGCGGAATAAAACTTGAGGATGGCGACTTCATAAAGGAAGTCACTCCAGCGGTAATGGATACCTACTCGCAGCTCAGTATCGCCCTACCCGCAGGCTGGTCCACTCCCGTAGAGTGAAAGGAAAGGAGGCCCAACTATGAATAGCAACAAGCGCTTCAGCGTTTGGCCGATCTTTACGCGCCACTACAAGGGCCTAGTCCCAGCAGGTCGTCGCCACCTCCAGGCTAAGACAGTGGTCTACCTCTTTGTTATCCCAGCAATTATTGGGGCCCTTACTTTCATCGCGGGAACAAGTCTCAGTGCACTGGAACCCGCAATTGCTGGCCTTGGTGTTTTGGCAGGCGGATTTCTAGCCGGCTTCATACTGTTGATGGAACTCCGCGTGAAAATTCGGGAGACCGAGAGCTACCGGGTCCATCTAGGCCGAATGATTGGACGGACGGCCGCCAGTGCTATGTATCTTATGGTCCTGTGCATTCTCACGCTCATGCTCATTATCGTGGCCGGTGTCATAGTGGATGCGCTGCCAGAAACCTGGACGATGGTTCAGCATATTGTCTCGGGCTTGGCAGTAGCAGGGCTCGTTCACATCTCAACCACTGGCCTAACGTTCCTGAGGCGGCTCTTCAGCGTCTACGCCCAGATGTTTAGCGGGGACTTCGCACCTGAGCTCCAGTCTGTAGATCAGCCCACTCACGATATATCGCCCAACCGCCGACGGGCCTAAGCGTCGGACCGACAGCCCCTTCAATGGATGTCAGACCCTGCATTTAGGATCAAGTGAATGTTCGATCCTTGGGGAGCGCTTCGGCGGCTGACGCACATTCAGCTTTCATTCATTCGCATGCCCGACGGCGCCCCTGGACGCACTGATGGGCTTCGAGTCATTTGGCTTGATGATCGTCTTCAACAAGTCGCGCGCCGCTGCACACTGACACACGAGCTGGTCCACTTCGAGCGGGGACACTCTGGCTGTCAAGAGCCCAGAATCGAAGCCGAGGTGCGCGCCGAGGCTGCACGACGGCTCATCCTCATTGAGGATCTCTGTCAGCACGCATCGTGGGCAACTAGTGTCCATGAACTTGCTGAAGACCTTTGGGTCACCCCGGATGTAGTCTTCGACCGACTTCAAACCCTCACGCCCGAAGAGACAGCCCTCCTGGCTGTAGTCGAGCACCAAACACGCTAACCACCAGAGCTCAGCAGACAGGAGATGCCATGCGTGGCAGACCCAAATTACCCATCGGCTCCCACGGCACCATCCACGTCAGTCAGCAAGGCGACGTCTGGAGGGCCCGATGCAACTACCGGGACACTGACGGCGAGACCCGCAGAGTGGCAGCCTTCGCCCCCACTTCAAGCAAGGCACAGCTTCGCCTGCAAGAGAAGCTAAAGAATCGCGGCCGAGTCGGTGGCGAGGAAGTCACCAAGCACACCACCATCGCTGAACTATCCCTACTTTGGCTCCGAACCCTCACGCAATCAGCAGCCACAGCAGACCAGTACCAGGACAAAGTGGACAAGCACATTGTCCCGGCCCTCGGTGAGCTGGCAATCCACGAGGCCACCACCGGCCGCCTAGAGTCCTTCCTGCGAGCGCTGCAGTCCAAGACCCCCACGACGGCCCGTATGACGCGCACAGTGCTGTCTCTGATGCTTGGGATGGCTGTGAGGCATGATGCTATCTCTGTGAATCCGGTGGGGGAGGTGTTGCTGGCTACTCAGGAGCGGGTGAAGGTTACGGCGTTGAGTGTTGACGATGTGCATGCGCTTCGGGAGGACGTCGACAAGTGGGCCAAGGAGCGGCCCGGGCGTGACCAGGTGAGGGACGCCGTTGACGTTCTCTTGGCTACGGGGTTGCGACCTGGTGAGCTGTTGGCATTGCGGTTCAGTGACATCGACTACAAGGCCAACACCATCGAGGTCACGGGCACAGTGAAGCGCGATTCGGTCAATGGGCTTCACCGGCAGGAGTATCCAAAGTCTGAGTCCGGCAAGCGTGTGCTCACGCTGCCCTACTTCGGGATCAAAGTTTTGCGGCGCCGGCGGCTGTCCGCGAAGTCTGACCTGGTCTTTGCTAGCAGGAGCGGCGCCGTCATGGAGCCGTCAAACTTTCGCCGGCAGTGGCGTGAAGCGCGCGGGGACAAGTGGGACTACGTGCAGCCGCGGAGTTTCCGCAAGGCAGTGGCCACCCTCATCGAGCGTGAGTCTGGTTCCATTGCGGCGTCGCTGCAGCTCGGGCACAGCTCGGATGCAGTGACCAAGCGACACTACATCGCCCGGGATAAGAAGGCACCTGACGCCAGCTCCACTTTGGACCAATGGGCAACCAAACGTCCCGTCCCCTCCTGA